ATGTCCGTTTCACAAATGAAAATAGACAAAATATACCTTGACATGGATGGTGTCATATGTGATTTTATGAAACGTTACAAAGAGATGTTTAAACACGTACCTCGCCGTGACGAATCCACAGCACAATGGCACAAAAATTTTGAACAATTTATTAAGACCAAACAATTTGAAACATTGGATTTGGAACCAGGCGCAGAATCTCTAATTGAATTCTTGAAGAAACAAGATGTACCTGTAGAGATACTATCTTCTACAGCTCTACCAAAATTTGATAAAGAAATTTCTAAACAAAAAGAAGTTTGGTTGAAAGAACACAATATAGACTTCAAACGTAACTTTGTACCAGGCAAATCATTGAAGTACAAATTTGCAACACCGACTTCCTTGATTATTGATGACACACTGAGCGTTATTGATGATTGGAAAGAAGCTGGCGGTCCTGCAATACAACACAAGAACGCCAGAGAAACTATTGTGATGTTAAAACTTTATTTGATGGGAGAAAAATGAAAAACTTTGCTATTGTAGTTGATTCTGACTACGGTAAATTCGTTATGAATAAGAACGATGACTACCAACCAGAAATGATTGAGACTCGTAAACCACACATTCACGTTGAAGTAGACTTTATGATCAACGTAATGAAACAGTTACCAGAAGGTTCGGTTGCACTGGACATTGGCGGTAATATTGGTTTGATGGCAGTACCAATGGCTGTTATGTTATCACAAAAGGGTGGTAAGGTATATTCTTTTGAAGCACAACGAATCATCTACTATATGTTAACCTCTAATGCGGTTATCAATAGTCTGACCAACCTATACACATATAATATGGCCATCTCGGATGTTGACAACGAATGGTTAAACATACCACAAGTTGACTATGAGAAAACACAAGACTTTGGTGGTGTTACATTCAAAGATGCTGACACAGATACATCAAAATTCTTTATCGGCAAAGATAAAGTAAAGACAATCAAAGTAGATTCTATTGGCCTTGACCGATTAGAATTGATGAAGATTGACGTAGAAGGCATGGAGACTAGGGTACTAGCCGGTGCAGCCAAGACAATTAAGAAATTTAAACCCCTGTTATACATTGAGTACCATATGGACCCAAGTTTACCAGGCGTTTTGAAAGGTTTGGGGTATAGGTTGTTTATTGTGGACTCTCAGAATTTATTCTGTATCCCTGAAGGTAAAGAATCATTTATACCACAAAATTTACGTGAGATCTGACTTAACTCGCCTAAATAATATTATATCATGCATACTGTGGATAAGTTAAAATATTCCGTTTATATTCCGTTACACTAGAAAGGTAAAATTATGGATTTCTCCAAAATGAAAAAGAGTTCAGGCAACCTGGACAAGCTCGCAAAAGCCGTAGAAGCACTCAACGCTTCAACAGACGGTTCCCAAGAAAAAGAACTATACTGGCGTCCAGAAGTGGACAAAGCTGGCAATGGTATGGCAACGATTCGTTTCCTGCCTGCAGCAGCTGCCGATGGTGAAGATGCATTACCATGGGTTAAAGTATTCTCTCACGGTTTCCAGGGACCAGGTGGTTGGTTAATCGACAACTGTTTGACAACCAAGAACCAACAATGTCCTGTTTGTGAACACAACAACAAACTATGGAACTCAGGCATTGAAGCCAACAAGGAAGTTGTGCGTAAACAAAAACGTAAGTTGAATTATATCGCAAACGTTTATATTGTTTCCGATCCAAAGCATCCAGAGAACGAAGGACAAGTTAAATTGTTCAAGTTCGGTAAGAAAATCTTTGATAAGATCACTGAAGCCATGAATCCTCAGTTTGAGGACGAAACACCAATCAACCCGTTTGATTTGTGGAAAGGTGCTAACTTCAAGTTGAAGATTCGTAAAGTAGAAGGTTATCAGAACTATGACAAGTCTGAATTTGAATCAGCTTCACCATTGAGTGGAGATGATGAAGAATTAGAGAAGATTTGGAAGTCTGAACACTCTCTATCAAGTCTTACTGCTGATAAAGAATTCAAGTCTTATGATGATTTGAAGAACCGCTTAGAGAAGGTTCTGGGGTTGAATGGTGAAGTTCCTGCACCAAAAACTACAGTAGAAACAATCAAAGAGCAAGCACGCATTGCTCCTAAGAAAGTTGCTGAACCAGAGATCACCGATACTGACGATGATATGGCATACTTTAATAGTTTAGCTGATGATTAATTCATTATGAATTGGACCCACCGAAAGGTGGGTTTTTTTATACCAGTCTCATACTTTGTCGAATAGTTCTGAGGAAAGAATCCTCGTCATTCCTAACAACCGTTTCACCGACCACACCTGTTTGTGCTCTACCTGGTGCTGTGGTAATACTACTGGTCTTATTAACGACAACTGCACTACTACCCATAGATTCTTCATGTAGGGCTTCAATATTTTGTTGAGTGCTGGACACCATTTTTTCGCCACTCGGATTTACAGAAGGCATTGCTGAGGCTGTTGGTGGGTTAATAGAACCTCTACCACCACCTGCACCTGTACTAGGTAAAGTAACGGCACTACTAGGGGCACTTTGTGTTGTAGTTGTTTGTGTTGGAACATTTGGCGTTTCACCACCTTCATCTCCACCCATAACATCTCTTGCAGCCAATCCAACATCAATAGCGGCAGATGCGGCCGTACCAACCACAGGTATTGATGAGGCAGCACCAGAAGCAACTTCTAATCCTGCACCTAACCAATCACCTGCCAAAGCACGTTGTGCACCAAAGAATAATCCAGCACCAAGGCCTAGTATAGGTATCTTCTTCAATAGAGATTTGCCGACAGTTTTCTCGGCAACTTTTTCTACACCTTTCTCAGCGACCTTCACTTCTTCTTTGGCACCGACCTTAAACAGATCTTTACCTCCCTCAATAACAGTATCTACAAATTTGGTTATTTTCTCTGAGGCTTTTGGAAAAACAGTTTTAATTGTATCGGTTATAGACTCTATAATGGCTTTGACTTTTCCCATCACAACTTCATAAACATCTCTGGCGACACTTTTGATTTTACTCCAGGCCTTAACTGCAAAATCTTTAACTTTGCCGATGACCTCACCAATCATTTTCATCACACCTGAAGCAAATTTGGCAATTTTACCCCAAGCATCCTCTAACACATCAAAAACTACCTCATACCATTTTTTCTTATTCTTGTCTTGATGGTCACCACCATCACCTCCACCATGAACAATTCCTTTTAACGCTTCTATAAGTTCTTTATGTCGTTTTTCTTCTTTTTCTCTTTTACCTTCTTCAAAGTTCTTTTGTAATTCAGATTTTTTAATCTTATCATCATAAGAATTTTTTAATAAGGTATAAATTTTGGCTATGCCATCAGCAACATTATCACCAGCTACGACAGGTGTTATCTTTTTACCAGAAGAAATACTGGTGTTTAAAGGTTGTGCTGTCTTTTTGTTTTTCTTTCCACCATATTTTTTATGACTGCCTGGTCCTCCAGCAAAGTAATCAACATCTTCTTCACTTCTACCTGTTAAACGACCAAATGCACGGCCACCCAACAAACGAAAAGCTAATGGGTTACCACCAGAAATAAATTTGAAAAAGTTTAATGGATCAAATTTTTCTTGTATTCCAGTAGCTGAAGCTTTTAATTTACTGCCAATAGCACCGCCGGTAGATTTTAAAAATCCTTTACCTGATTGCATATTCTGTTCGATTAATTTACTTAATCCAGAACCTCTAACATATTCGGCCTTTTGGTACGACATCTTAGCCATTTTTTATCCTTGTAACTGAACAGGTTTTTCGTTAATCTTATTCGTAGAATTGGTCACATTTGGACCTGACATTGCAACAACATTAGTGTTATTATTAACCACAGTTGTTCCACCGCCATTAGATTTCTTCAAATCTTTATTCTGTATTGATGATTCACTCAATTGAGTTCCTTTCTCGACAGGTGGAGGAACTGTTGTTGTCGTAGAAGAACTACCCTTACCATCTCTAAGTAATGCAACAATTTCAGGGCCACGTTTGCCCACTTGTTTATACCAAATACTACCTTCAAGATTTTTAGCAGCTCCTTCAATATCACCATCTTGTAATTGTCTAGTAAAATTGGGCCACTTTTGATACCATTTAGGACCCATGTTAAAGGTCAAATCAATTAATGCTGATTTACCTTTCTCGTTTAAATTATTATATCCAGGTATCTTTTCTGCGGCCTTTTGGTGTTCAGCAAAATCCTTTTCATATAAATCATTAATTTCTTTTTGTGTGAATTCTCTATCCCATTCTTTTGGTAATGTTTTGCCGTCACCGATCAAATGGCCGATACCAACAGTCCATAAACCCAAACTATCTTTATATGGTCTGTTTCTAGAACCTTCATGCCTTTTAATCATATTTTTAGCATAATCATAACCAGCAATTGCAGTGACCGCAGCTGCACCAACTGCGGCCTGAGCCATCGTTGAAGGTTTTGTTGACGGTGGTTTTGGTGTGGACGGTATTGCAGGTTCCGCAGCAGGTTTAGGTATTTCTGCGGGTTTTGATGGTACTGCCTCAGCTTTTGCTTTTGGTGCTTCAGCTGCCTTTGGTGCAGCAGGTTTCTCAACCTTTTCTGCTTTTGCTTTTGGAGCTGCCTTAGGGGCTTCAGGTCCCTTTTCTTTAGGGACTTTAACATCTTCAGGTTTAGGTTCTTTTTTCTTTTCTTTTGGAGCAATAACGGCCGCAAGAATTTCTTTATGGCGTCTTGTCTTATCTGCTTCTCTATCTTCCTCAAAAAGAGAATCAATTTCTTCTTGTTCTTTATCGGCTTCTATATGTTCTTTCATTAGTGCATATAGTTTACCAATTGCATTAGACAAAGAATCTCCAGCCTTAATATCCTGCAAAGATTTAAATGTCTTTGTGGATATTAAAGGTTCTAATTTTGGTTTTTGCTCTGTAGCTCTACGAAACATTATCTGCGTTCAGCCTTTTTTTGTTTTAATTTTTCGTTTTCTTCTTCAATATATTGAATAAGCATGGACACATAAATTTCACGTTCCCATGGCAACATCGCTTCAAGTTCCGCTAGACTATACTTATGGTGTTGGATCAATGCAAAGTTAGTGCGGTAATAATTTTCTAAGTTATCATGACGAAATATTAGCCGAAAAAACTTTCTAAGCCTTCCACATCAATACTGTGGTCAAATCCACATTTAGAACATTTCATTTTTACCTGTTTGTTCAATTTTGGTAAGTTTTCAAAGAATGTTTCTAGTCTAGTGAATTGTTCTTGATTCAAAGATTCTATAAAGTCCAATAATTCTTTTGTTGAAGTTTCTTTTGCATAATAATACTGGTCACCATCATAAATCCAGTCAATAGATTCTACAACCATCTGTAAAGCCATATCCGACACAGAATTGTTAGTATCGAATCGTTTGATTACAGCAAATTGTGGATAATGCAACTTAATAGAAATCTTGTCGGTTAAACTGATTGTG